TAGGTTGTGTAGGTTGTGTAGGTTGTGTAGGTTGCTCATTGGTCTTCCCTTCTTCTTCCGCCAACGCTTGTTCGATACAATGATGTATCTGTTGCGTAATATCCCACAACCTTTTAGCTTTTGCATCTATTATATGAATCTCATCAAAAGTATATGATAATGGGCTCATATACTCACCAAGAGTGACATCAAACATGAATTGTTTTGGAAGCTGTCCAATCTGGCTTTCAAAGTCAGAAACAGCTTTGTTATAATCTTCGATTGCCGTATTATATGTATCCAAAACACCCTGAACAAATCGTTCAGAGAATCTAGACATCGTGCTAAAGTTTTCAGGTGAATACTCCACACCATTAAACATTGCTTCTATAAAATCAGAATATACGATTGGAATTCGTGGTTCAAGTACAACGTTTAATATTAATCCAGTATTCTTGTGATAATCTACAATATATGGCATTAATTCGGCAGTCGTATCCATTCCTAACGACGCTTTCATTAACATTCTATATGCAGTCTGTTGATTAGAGTATTGTGTCTGTGTACTGAACATCTGACCCCATGAATAAGCACCCCAAACGTTCACATATCCACTAGAATAATCTTCACCATTATAGAACGAATTTTTTGACGTTTTAATATCGATCATATGGATGCCGCCATCTTGATCAATAGCAATAAGGTCAGGTTCTCCAGCAACACGACCAACACCCTTAAACTCTCCATATAATGTAAGCTTTTCAGATTGTACAACCCAACCTAAGTCGTGGAAAGATTTAAGCTATCTTAATACATCTAATACAAGATTCTTTACTACGCCTCTGTTTTTATTAAACCACTCGTCATACGTACGGTTAGATCCGTATTCACCAGATTCAGGAGTTGATGATTGTTTAAAACTGTCATGAGATCTTGTATTAAGTATTTCATCAACAAGTTGCTCTTCAGTACCAACAATATTTTCATAACCTTGATCCAATACACGTTGTACGACATGATTAACAACACCTTCTACTACATTACCAATATGTACAGATATACCAGGCTCTGTTGATGCTATAATGTGTGCAACATCACTGAATATACCAACGAATTCGTTATAATCAAACGGCTCTGCTTCTTTGAGATATTTCAAGTATACATTCAGATCATGAATTGCTTGCGCAGAAAGACGATGTCTTTCAAGATCAGCTTGTTTTTCGAAATCAACTTTTACAACATAGCCATTTTCAATACTTACATATGCACCATTTTTTATAACATCTTCTATTATGTTTACTACTTCCTAAACAACCTCTTCGTCAGACATTGGTTCATTATAAATCTAATCAAAAGTATAGATCATATGATCAATCGACTTCTTTAGCTTTAAAGTTTGTGCAGGAATAGTAGCATGAACACGTCTGAATCGTTGTATCTTACCATTAACTTTTATAAAATAAGCCTATCCTGTTAATTCGTAACCATCAACACCAACTTTCAACTTGTCTTCAGCCCGTTTTTTAGCAAGCATTTCGACGGTTTTTTGTTGAGGAGAAAGCGTAGTCTTATCCGTGGTTACAGGTTTATCAGCAGGTTTGGTAGATGTAGACTGAGTAGGTTGTGTTGGTTGTTTTGATTTAGAAGGCCCTGTAGGTTTAGTAGGTTGCGCTGGTTGAGCAGGTTCAGGTTTAGTTGCAGGTTTCTGATCAAATTTAACAGTATAGTTTACACGATAACCTTTCTTAGACTTAGATAATATACATTTCTTCCCATTCTTATCTAAGTATGCTGGTGTTTGATAACCATCTTTATACGTATAAACATCATCTGTTTTAGTTAAACCTTCATCTGAAACGATCTTATCGATCTTTTTCTGTTCAGGACTCTTGTTTAGTTCATCTAACTCGTGATCGATTTTCTCAATCAACTTAGCCGCGTTTGCATCTCCAGGATATTGTACATCTGCAACAGCAGCTTCTAAATTTTCAGATAGATATTTTTTGTATTCAACGAGTTTAGCAGCAATCGTTTTGTCACCAGACCTAGCCTTTTTAATAGCATCTGATAACGACATACCACGTTCGACAGTTGCAGTAGGATTACTTACAATCTTACCATTATGATAAATGATTGGAGCATCTAATGACTTCAAACGTTGTTCATCAATACGTAACTTATCATTCTAAACATAATCATTTTCAATATCATTGCTCTCAATAACATCATGATCAGACATAGATCTGTTCCACACATATCCTGTAGATGCTAACCTATCTCCAAGTATACCAACAGCCTCATAGATGTCAATAGAGTTTGCTTTATTAGCAACCTTTAGTAGTTTGTAAAGCTGTGCATACGTATTAAGAATACCGTTCTTTGAAAGATCTGAGATCTATATCTCAGACAGTATCGTACGCATCACATCGCCATTATGTCCGTCAACCTCTTTTATGAGTTTGACAAGTTCTGTGTATGCATCGTTTATAAGGCCTTGTTTCTCAGAGATAATATCGTTTTTATTGACAACTGTTTGTTTAAGATTACCAAGTTTGTCCCAACGTACTGTCACATAAGTACCGTCTTTTCTCTAATATACTTTATGTGAAATACCTTTTTTATCAATATGAACTTTACCATCAACTCTAGTAAGCTTATTTTTTTCAATCTACTTCGCAAGAGCCTTGACTTCACGTTCTTGTTCACGTTGTTTGCGTATCTGTACTATCTTCTCATGTTTAGCAATAGCTGCATCAACTAATTTGTTAGATTTACCTTTGTACTTAGGATTTGATTTGATAAATACTTTGCGTTTTTCATCAGCTTCCTTCTCAAGTTTACGTTTTAATTCAGCTCTGAGTCTAGCAGCTTCTTTAGCACGCTTCTCTGACTCTTTGGCTTCTAACAATTGCTGTTTTGCTTTGCCAACTCGTTGTGTTACTAAACCTATATCGGAACTATTTTCGTAACCATATGCAATCTTAATCTCGGGTGCAATACTTTCAATAGTTTCTTGATATTCATTAGCTTTCGACACTTCGTCCTGATCTTCTGGAGTAAATATCAAACGCTCTTTAATTGGAGACTCTTTTGTTATATTTAATACGTACCCGTCCTGACTTACAGTCTAATCGTCTTTTAGTTTAGTATTTTTATCCGCTTTGATACGGTCTCCTTTTTCATCGAGAGCGTATTCTGTGGTAATATTCCGTAGTTTACTCCAACCACTTTCATAAACTTCACCAGCATCTTTATCGGCTTCAAGCTCTTCATCCGTCTTAAACGCATCAGATGTAAGCTCATTCCAAAACACATCGTTGTCATTACGAGTTTCTTTTATCCTATCCCAAATAGTATTAAACCCACTCGGTTTATCAACAACAACTTTGTCTTCTCCATTCTCATCTTTAACAATTTTTGTGGTACCAGTAATCTGTTCTAAAGCAGCACTAGCATTTTCCATGTTGAATTGTTCGAGATATGATTGTCTGTATATATCAGCAAGTTTATCTTGAGCTTCTTGATCTACGGATACTGCTGCAATATCATCAAGAGTATTAATAGATTCTCCAACATGTAGATTATAACTTTTATCATCAACTCCGATTTTTGCAGAATAAAGTCGTTGAGCAAGGTCAGATAATCCTCCAACTCTAACCTGTTCACCAGTCTCAGGATCTGTTTGATATTGTCCATTTTTTACAATATCAATCTGATGCTCAATACCGTCAATGTATTTACGCATAATCGCTCTATTAGCACCAGCTTTTAGAGCATCTTCAAGTTCCTGCTTAGTCTCAAGCAATGCTTGTAATCTGGCAAGACGTTCAATAAAAGGTCGTTTTAAATCATGTTCTGCACCATTAAATCTAGGATCATTCCATAAAGCTCTAGGTACACCAGCGTCCTCAAGTACTTGTTCATTAACAATACTAATACTATTTAGTATCTTATTAGCTTCAGTATTACGCTCACTTTCGTTCTTAGCAAACTGTTTTGACTTATCAAGAAGATTGTCAGCAGCCATCATATACGTAGCAACAAATGCGCCATAGTCATCACTATTAGTGTCAACTTCAGCACGTTCAGCCATCTCTTGCATACGTGTAGATCTAGTTAATCCAACGGCTCTTCTAAAGTCAGAAAACTCTTTGTCTATATTCTCAGGAGATGTGATATAGTCACCAGTATTCTCATATTCCTTTTGATTCAGCTCCTTAAAATTAGCAAAAGCTTTTTCAAGGGTCTGTAGTCTGTTTGAGCGTGTTATTCCTTGTTTTACACCAGCTTTTATTTTATCCCATATGCCAGACTGTTCTCTCGACGAATTAGAATAATGCATAAGCTTATCTAACTTGTCGTTGGCGATAACATTTTCAGTGAGCATGTTCTCAATTAAGAACTTATTAGCACTTTTCTCTTCAAGGTACGGACTTATAGAGGTCATAATGCCGACGGAACCGACGTGTGTTAAACCAGCTAACATACCACCCTTAACCTCAGCAAGTCTATCCTTATCTTTAGTTTTAAGTATGCCAATAGGATCTAGTGGTATTGAAAGTATATCTTTACCGACATCGAGACCTGTTAAGAAATCATCGAATGCAAGACTTATAACGTCAGTTCTTAATTGACGTTCATCATAACCTTTCTTAAAATCTTCTGCATTCTAATACTGTTTACCTTCCTCAACACCTTCTGAAATACCAGATATACCTAGACGTTTAGCTAATTCCAAACCATAATTTCTGTTTTGAAAATAGTTCATCTCGATAAATCTATCACCAAAAATTCCTTTAGCAGGTTTAGCATTAAACTTATTCAACCATTTGATATTTACTCTGTCTACTGCATTGACTACTCTATGAAATTTGTCAGTAATACTACCCCAAAGCTTTTTAAAACCAGGATCTCCGAACGGCATTCCTATATATCTAAACGCAGTGTTTGTAGCTCCACCAATACCTGCACCAATAGTTGTTCCTCCAACACCAAGTGGTGAAAACAACTTAGAACCAGTTTTAGCACCAGCTTTAAATGCAGAACCTATTTCATAAGCTTCTTTAGCAAGACCACCTTTTTTACGTAAGTACCTTGGTATTGCGCTAGCTCTCTTATAGAACTTCCAGTTTTTGAGGCCCATTGTTTCTGAGACACTCTTACCGAATGGCATTACTTCCAACGCAGTATCAATTAGATTGTCTGCTGTAGTAGCGACCATGTCTTTTGTAAATAAAGCCTCAATATCTTTATGAACACCAACCTTAGCTCTATTTATATCAGTCTTATTCGATACAATCTAACCGGTTAGATACATATCAACAATCCTAGAATCTGGAACAGATATATTCTTAGGTAATTGAGCACGACCATCTTTTATAAACTGCTTATACTTAGGACTGTTTTCACCACCAAGCATTGCCGTAAACTTTTCACGAGCAGCTGTTGCAACTTCAGCTTGGTTCTCATCAATACCAGCAGCATAATTCAATCCAAACACTATTGGAGCTGCTGCTGCAACAGACGCACCTCCTGTAAACGGGGCTGCTAGTCCACCTACAGCACCTATAGCGGCAGAAGCTAATTGAGTTCTCCAAGACGTACTAGATGAACCCATTACACCAGACATCTTATATAAATAAGTATCTGCATCAAAGAAATCTATACCTGGAGTATCTCTTTTAGCAACAAATTCAGGGCTTATCCTACGCTCATAATATGCAGCATCTTTTAGATTACGTTCTACATTAGCTTGTAACAGTGGCTTGATGTCAGCAATGTTACGTAATGATTGTTGCAATGCATTACGTTTTTCAGCATCACTCTTTGATTTTAAATCGTACAATGGTGCTTTTGCATCATTCAATACATCTCGCAAAGGTGTTGTTTCCCACATGGGATTGAAGAAGTCTTCAATAGCTTTTCTGGTCTTATCAATCATTGAACCAGCTGATGTAGGATCTGCTTTCTCAAGTATATCAACATCCTTTTGGTACGCATTTAAAATATCTGCTTGTGCGTATTTAGAATCACGCACCTGATACAAGCGCTTTAAATACGACTGCTTCATCTTAGGATCTGACGTCTTAATAGCTTGATCATTCAGAATACCTTCTTGTTGTTCAAGATACTCTATCTTTTTCTTAGCATCAAGGACTTTTAAGTAATTGTTGACATGATCTTCATACTTACTAAGTCTTTGCAAGGCACCAACTCCAGAATCAGCTTGTGTTGAATTAAGCCTGCTGAGATATGAGAATGTATTATCAGGCGTAATAAGCTTGTTTAATCCCAAACCGTCTATGTGCGAAAGTACTGATAAATTTAAATCAGCATTTATTCCACCACTAAGTACGTCTACAAGAGCAGATTTAGCATCATCTGATTTGTCGTTATCAGGCTGCATTTTCCACGTTGCCTGTAACTGTTTACCTAACGATACCTCTTCCGGATTATCGGATTTAATAAGCGTATTTACAGCATCTGCACGTTTTTTATTTAACTCAGCATAAGCTTCCGTATAGCTACGCCTTATTGCTTTAGATTCATTTTCATGAGCAGCTACAGCATAGTTAATAGCTTCTCTATTTTTAAGTAACTCATATCCAACATGTATCGTTGGATCTAAGACGTCACCGTGTTTCTTTCTACGCATAATTTATTTTATTATATTATTCCATTGCAGCACGTTCTTCCTGCATAGCTTGGTTTCTAGCAATACGTGATTTTGAATAAGCAGCTCCACCCCACTCTTTATCACCTTTAATGTTAAGAGCTGCTTGAGATCCTGAAATATCTGTTATAACTTGTATATCAACATAACCAGGCGTCTTACTATCAGTTATACCAAAGTGACCCCAACGAGATCTGTATTTATCAGGATCAAACCCTCTCTTCTTTAACTCAGCTTTACTAAAAGTAGCTTTGTGTACAATAAGCCCTCTCATACCTTTAGAATATCTAAGACCTGTTCCGGCTCCATATTGGGCAGTATTTACATCTCCAGGCTTTATTGTGAATGTTAAACCTTTAATTGCTCTATCTAATTTACGTTCAGGAGTCTTATAAGAATATCCCATTCCTGTTACAACTAGAGCTTTGCCAATAGTCGCAAGTGTCGTTTCTGGACCAATAACACCCTTATAATTCTAAACTTTTCCATTCTTATCTTTAACTTCGGACATAGGAATTGCTGATCTTAGTGTTGCCGCCGAAGCTGCATCTCGTTGTATCAAATAGTCTTGGAACGCCATATTGATATCGGCATCATTAAGATGAGTTCCGCTAACGCCTTGTTGTTCTCCAATATACTCAGCTCTGTGTTTACCACCAGGCATTTCGTATTCTTTGCGAGCTAAACGATATTGGTCAAAACTTCTCCAGAAAGCAGTTCCTTTTGCTCTATGCCATGATTTATTGAAATTCTTAACAAGCCATTTCTCTGCTGCATTATAACCTTTCTTGCGAGCAACATCGAAATAATAATTAGCCATTCTTCTACCAGTCCATGCTCTTCCAGAATTATCATGTACCGGTGAGTTCTGATGAGCACGTAAGAATGCACTATACGTATTGTTAGCCTTAGCTTTAAACGAGGCTAAATACTTCTCATCACGTTGTTGTAAATTAGTAGCAACATCATCAAGAAGTCTATCATAGACACCACGTGCAATGCTTTCATTTTCAGATCCTTTCAATGGAGCTCCTGTAATAGGATTTAGTCCAGCAGTTATCATTGTACGTTCTGTATCTTGTTGACCAGCCCAGTATTTATAAGCAAGTTCTTTGTTGAATCTAGCATCTTCACGATCCTGTTGGAATCTTAATTTCTGCATATCGTTAGCTTGACCTTGTGCCATAACAGCAAACTGATCAGCAGATTTAGTTGGCTCCATAATACGAGCTGAATTAGCTTGTATCACATCTTGAACAAATTGTCTATCAATTTCATCTTGAGTTATTTCAGCAGGATTCTTACCAGCGGCTATATATTGCTTACGTACAACATCTGCTGCACGATCTCTATAATATTTGTATAAGGTTTCATTCTAAACACCAGGAATCCTCTCTCCCGTAATTCTTTCAAGATCACCTTTACTTATACCTTGATATTGATACCTCGGGTCATACTTTACACCAAAACTCTAAACTTCAGCTTTAGTTAGCTCGTGAGGCTTTAGGTCTTTAAACATTGGAGATGTATAGTCGTATAAAGATTCATACTTATATGGTGCTGTACGTTCCCAAGTTCCATCATCGATAGTACTCCAAGTAGATAGATCAACAGGTCTACCATACTGATCTCGTAAAGCAAACTGTTCAAATCCGGGATCATATAGGCCATTGGCCTACATGGTTCCTCGGTTCTTTACGTATTCATCTGCTATCTTAGCTGATTGTCTGATCTGATTTAACTTAGCAACAGGTGCTTGGTTAATAAGCTTCTGTATAAGAGCTCGACCTTCAGCAGATCGTGTTGGGTCTATACCCTTGTCATACATGTAATTTACAGCATCTCTGACAGGTTTCAATGTGTTATCGTACCAATAATCAACATCTCTTGCAATAGGGCTCGTAAAATCACCATACAGCTTATTAAACTCCTTAGTCTCCTGCAAACCCTTTTCATACATATCTCTTGCAGCATTGATAGATGCTAGCATGATCTGAGAATCATATAAATCTTTTGTGGGTAATTGTATCCACTAGTCTTTTGAATATATCATCTTAATTTCATTTTAGGAGTGAAGTCATAGTGTATAGGTTGTTTCCACGGATATCTTACTGAATACATGTTAGCAAGTGTTGCTAGATCAAGAGGTTTTGAACTAGCCTTTCTTTCCAAATTCCTTTCGTATTCAGACAACTGCTTCTGTTTGTCTAAATCTATCTGTTGCTGATATAGATCAAGCATGTTAATACCCTGCTTACGTTTGTATTCATTAGACATATAGCTGTTGAGATAATCCATAAAGTTACGTAAACCTACCTGCATACCCTGCTGTCTTGCAGCATGTGCGGATGCGTAGTTCTCATAATCTTGAGCACTAGCAGCCATTCTGCGTTTAGCGTAAGCATCACCAGCGTTAATCTTAGCCTGAGCAGCTTGTTGTGCTAACTGAATATTCTGTAGTTCAATATCATTCAAGGCTTTGGCATTGTTAGCCATTGTACCAAGAGCTAATGCAATTCTACCAGCACCTCTTTGTCCGCTTGTTAATCCGCCAATATTACCAACTTGATAAGCTGCTCGTCTTTCTGCATCAGCATTTGCTCTAGCTATAGCATACGGATTGATTCTAAACGAATCCATTTGATTAAGTGCAGCCTGTTCGTAAGGATTGCTAGCATATATATCAGATCCTTTTGGACGCTGATTTTTGGCCTAGAAATACTGTCCAAGAGATAACAGTGCTCCGGTACCAGTTGGTATGATCGTATCTAATATTGTCGGACGACCGTTAGCATATCCAGGCAAACGATCTTTGCCGCATCTGTATGACGGATAATAACTCATCATTTCTCTATCTTGTTTTTGTTCATCAGCTTTGTTGTTTAGGAAATCAACAATCGGCTTCTTCAACTTGTTTATCTCCTGTTGGTTTATGTTGTCTGTATGTTGACCAACAGTGCCTCTGAGCTGATTTAATTTATTGTCAGTACGTATTTCGTACTTCTTATTTATTTTCTCAAGTGCCTATATATATGGAGCAACTTCGTCTTTATATTTATAACCAGTTCTCAGATTAACGTTGTCTCCAAATACAACAGACTGATCTCTTAAATTAGCTAACTGATCATCCTTGTTAGGTGCTCCTTTGCTCACATACGTACCTGTTGCGTTATCAACAGATTCTCCATCAAATATAGATTCTCCTCCACTAACTCTAGCATTTGGTTTAGCACCGGTTAGTCCGATCGGACTCCATACACGTTCAGTACTTAACCTACCATTTAATCGCATACCTTTATCCTTACCTTTCTTGGCACCATATAACATCTGATTAGAAGCATCTCCATTCTCTTGTATATACTTATTTTGAAGATAATCTGACTAAGCAGATGCTTGTGCATAATTATTATTTCTATTAACTGTTTGTTGAGCATCAAACAATCTTTTACGAGCCTGAGCCTTTCTTTTACCAGAACCAAACAATCCTGTTACGAGTCCTACAGCAGCACCAACTCCTGTACCCAATCCCGGTATGACACTTCCTAAAGCAGCTCCAGCACCCATTGCTCCGAGTGTATTGATCTTATTCTGAGAAGAAACCTTTCTCATTTGATCAGCATAATCAACATCATTCTGTTTCGTATACCCAAAGTTGCCTGTATCTACGTAAGACGATCCACTTTGCTGCATAAGGGATTGTGTACTATCTGTTGAACCAAATGCGTTTATAGCAGACCCTACGAACTGAATTGCTGGCTGTACCAAACCTCCGTACTTATTTATATTGAACGGAGTCTTATTGAATGATGCAGGAGCTTGTAGTTTAGGAGGAGTGTTAACCAACTTAGGCATAGCTCCTGACAAATCGACACGTCCATTTCCAGACGGGACAGTCATACCAGTATATGTTGCAGGATATGGATTATTATAATAATAATCAGCAAAACTCATAGTATTTGGGTAATTTGTTAATCCATCTATCATGACCAAGATATTCTATATTTAGTTATTATATATTGTATTGAAAAGTTATTATCACCATCCGTAGTCATTTCAACGGACATTGTTTTATCTCGCATTCGATCTCCATACTAAGCATTGTTTGCCCTTGGAATTGCGTATCTATACGAATATTCTCTATTCGTTATATCGTCTTTTGTTAATGTGCCGGCACCAATTTTTGTGCTGAATGTCAATTTCATATTATTATACTCATCGTTTGTCTAAGCACCAAACTCAGCATTATCAAATATCTTCACATAGCTACTGTTATCGTTTACGACATACTTAAGAGAATGACCAAGATTACCTCCATCTTCATTCCACTTATACATCGTATCGTCTATAAAGTACAAATCACTCTAGAATGACAATGCTGCTTTCATCGGTATTGTGTATAAACCTGTGAATGATTGTGCTTGCTCACTATATACAACAGCTCCAGTATCTGTAACATTGAATAGCACCTCGTTAAATTTCTTATCATACGTAACAACAGGCTCATAGTTGAGTGTGCTTGCATTCATAAGATTCTGTATTTGTTTTGCCTTAGATAATGATGTACTTCCATATTGAGTATATGAGCATAATTCCCTTCTATCATTATCAAACCAGTATACCGCACTATCTGATTGAGTATCTGCATATTGACCAGCTTTCATACCATTTGTTGTTAATACGTAATCGTATCTTTGCAATACACCACCAGTACCAAGCATCAACGGCATATTACTATCATCAGTAATCAATACTCGTTCATTTACAGATAGTACACCAAATGCATTTTCTTGCCAAAATAACAACTGATTATGGAAGCTTTTTAGTTGAGTAAGTTGTCCATACTTAGAAACAACATCTATATAATTAGATGCTTGAAACTTACTCCAACTGTCTATACGTTCTCCATTCTACTTAGGCCCAGCGTAAACAACTCTAGTATCAACAGTATCAGATACCTCTTCTATAGATTGTGCTGCATGTTGTTTAGCCGTTAGATCAATAGAATAAGCACTATTGTACTAATACATAGGGGTTGTTTGAGTATATTTATTCATCACGTTAGCAGGTTGTATTTGAGATAGAGTCGTCTTCCAATCTCCAAGATTCCTACTAAGCTCATGTCCATACGTATAAGCTAAGTTGATATTTGTTTCGACAGGTATTGCGTAAACAACCATCATAGTCTTCATGATAAGATATTCAGGATTTGCTTGTTTATGCATACTTACATACTCAAACGGCTGTATATAACAATCTCCATCAAAGATCACATGTTTAGTGTTTGTATCATCTTTCTTGAAGTAATTGCCGTAACTACAGTATGTGTTGAGAGATCTATCTACAGTAGAATAACCACCATAAGGAGTAATATTCTTTCTTAGATTACATAAGAACGTACCCATTAAGCTCTCAGGTTTAACGACTAATGGTACACCATTGAATGACTCATTAGATGAAAAACCTGTGATGGTATATAGATCTTCAGAACCTGGTTCACTAGGCTCATTCGGATCATGTCCTGGAACAGTAAACAGTCTGCTATTTACAGCATTTGATGTTCCAAATGTATCGAACAAGATCTGTGTTTCAGGATTTGGAACAGTTTTATTGTATGACACATTATCTAAATAATTATCGTACGGATCTATCTGTAACAACATGCATGATCCTCCAGGACCATATAACTAACAATCTCGTATGAAATTATCACCATCTTTAGTTTCTAGGTTTTGAGAGAACCCACCACCAGATACATAATTGCAATAGTTCGTATTACCAATAGCGTCTATTTTATCATTGAACGATTTAGTCCAGTTTGCAGTATCTTTGATTCGTGATGCATAATCATCCCAGCTAAACTCTTTTGGTATTACAGAGTCTTTTACAGAGAACTTAAGACTGTTGGTGATTCTTCTATATACAGGTACGTATCCAATAGCTTTATCGTCTTTAATATATCCAGCTTGCCCAATATGATTTGCATTATGTACACGTGACCAAACATTAGAACTTTGTTCATATAGTTTTACGTACATATATGTAGCATCTCGTACAGTTTGGAATCCTCCGTTGGTAACATCACTTTCATCTCCGGTAGATGACACCCATGAGACACCTCTACTAAGAGTACCGTCATTGTTTATATATATGTTTCCACGAGATGGAGTCACACCTGTGTATTGGCCATGTTTACCATCGGTATCTGTACTAATATCATCACGACCAGCTTCTAGTGCATAGATACCCTCTATAGATTGCTCAAATGTTGATCTAAATTTGTATAATGAGTTTACAATATCAATACCATCTTTTTTACCACAAAGTGTTGGGAATAACACATTAGACTTAGCATTAGCATCAACATCGTCTCTGCTTAGAGTCTTATATACAGGACTCTATCCATTATCAGATTGTACGAATGTGTCGTAGCCGCAAGCAAACCTACCATTACCAGCAGATGGATATATACCACGATACTTCTTACCACCATACGCAAGGCTTGTTTTATATTGGTTGTACGTATTTCCAAGGGTTGTAGAACTTGCTCCAAATATATATTTTACAGGGTTTAGGGATAAAGATGTGTTGTTGTCAAAATCCTTTATAGATCCTTTCAAATAAGATACTTCAGGTGATATAAACTGATATATTGTGTTATTTTCAAAATTATCAGCTTCCCAGCCAGAGCTATCTGCATCACTATGTACTCTAGCATAAGCATTATTACCAGTCCAATATCTATTCGTTGTTATAAATCCACTCGGAGTATATACTGTAGAACCAGATGTAGTTGGTCTTGATGCAAGTCCTGGTGAATATTGTTCAGCAATAGGCCTTGATATAACTCCTTGTGATATTGTTGCTATATCAGACTCTTTACGTTGACATCTAACAATCTCGTATCCAACACAGTCTTCCGGCAGATTACGTACATCAAACTCAATACCCAATGGTCTCACAATAAGATCTTCTGGATTATTTCCATTCTTACCACGAGCATAGAATGTTTCACAACCATCCCATGTTATATTAGGCGTACGTATATCAGCAATCCATTTGACGTTAGATGCAGATCCATTCTTATGATATAACACAATACCGTATCTATATAACTCATCTCGTCTTAATGATCTGAATAACATAGATGTCTTTGCATCAGAATACGATAAACTTGAGCTAACACTAACATATTCAGATGTATCATATTGTGCATTTTCAGAGCTGTTATCGTTGTGATATTTTAAATATTCACATACAACAGGTTTTGTAACATCAGTACTCTTATTGGTATTCTTGTCGATACATATAGAACTAGTACCAATACCATCATTTCCATATTTAGGATGTGTTGATAGCACAGATACATTTGCATCTCCAACTAATGATGCTGTTACAAACCTCCAAGATATATTAACACCAGTACCACCATAGTACTTATCTATGTCGTATCTACAATAAGAACCATCTCCGTCTATATAATTATAGCGATCATCAAGAGGTTCTGTTGACATATCGTTGTACTTATTGAAACAGTCTCCAGTAGGCTTAACAGTGTCATACGTAGAGCTTGTCACATTGATCTTATTTATACCAGACGCATCATATAAGTAAGCAATACCAATAGGATTGAATGAGTATGCTCGTGTGTCATAGTCTTCAAACAAATCGTGTTGCTGTTCTTTAATGTTTCCGGCAAACAAATAATCGTTCTTAGATTCAATGATCTTGGGGATAATATGATTTCCAGATACACTGTTGTATTCCTCCAGTGTTAATGTACCAAGAGCTTTCTGACCAGAGTCTATGAACTTTACGCTATTACCAGTACGCTTACCATCGTATATGAGCTCTACTAACGGAAGTTGTCCTTGTACCTGATATGATATTCTGTATATAAGAATGTGATCAAATTTATCAGGAACAGGATTATCTAAATTACATGTTATTGATACTCCGCATCCTGTTGCGTAATCACTCTTAGCACCCTTCAACTAATTTCCAGATAATGGTTTCTCTGGAATCTAAAGCTGCCTCGTTGGTATAGACATCTCTGTTCCAGGACCATATAATCCATACAATCTATATGCATACGATACACATCCTGATTTAAGAGATCCAGATGTAAACCCGTTGATAATAGGTTTGTTTAACACAACAGATGAGTATATCGCAACTTCATCTATGTTAACAGGGACTACTTCTTTTTTAGGGAGTAAGTCTATAATCATCAATGGATGTACTCCATCTGCGATATATAGCTTACAGATCTTGTTTGTTTCGTATAATCCTAATACGCTAGGTTTGTCTGAGCCAATCTCTTCTTTACATAAGAAGACTGTTTTTAGCTAAATCGGTTTGTTGTTGTCAAATGTCTTAACACACCATTTTGACTCGTCATCATTAGGCGTTTTCTATACAATAACACCTAGATTACGTACAGCAGTTGTTGCAATAACGTTTGACAATAAGCCTTTGAGTACAGGCTTAAATCCTTGTACCGCATGTAATTCTCCGCCACTAGACTGAGTGTCTGTTACAAACCTCAAGTTCTTAGCCATGCGGTATCTATTCTTATCAATAAACATGTCTGAAGTATCAGTATCCATACCACCAGAAAACATGTTTACCTATTGAGTATTTGTATTAGTCATAATAGCTATCGTTATAAGTTAATTCTCTATCGCCAGTGGGTTTGAAGAAATAATCATCTGCATCAATATCTGGTATCAATCTGAGCCAATCATTTTTAATCGATCTGAGATCATCTTGTGTTGGCATCATAGCTTCAGCATAAGCTTGTTCTCTATAATAAGCCCACTGTTGTTGTATATGAGTATAAGCCAATCTGTTATCGAAAACACTACGACCTCCAAGCTTACCTTTCATAAACTTAGGGAACGCTAGCTTCATTATTACGTACCAATAAATAGCTTCTTGATAAGCTGCATTGTCTGGTATAAGAGGGTATCCACGTTCATCTGTTGCGATAGATTTGTATACAAGTTTAATAAAACCGTCTCTTTTATTACTAACGATCCATCCTGGCTTAATAAAATACGTAGGACTACTCTATATATTACGTGCTAACTGATGAAATGCTTTATGACCATTCATAGTCAACAACTGAGATTGAGATGTTATAAGTTTGTGTGCAGGATCCTGATGTTCAGGAGCAACTCGTATCTTATCAGGTATTGTCTTATTTGCATTGTCATGCGGAATATACACATATTCGGGTTTATGTACAATGCCATGTTTAAATCGGTGTATATCCGAAGTATCTTTTCTAGCAGGTATCCACGGACCATTTGGAGTATTAGAATATGCCACGGTATCCAAATGAATAAGATCGTCGGGGATCGGTACTTGGTAATCTATAAGCTTGAGTAACGGCTCATCTACACCAGACTCTTTTCTAATATACTACATTGGAGCACCAATCTTCTCAATAGCCTCAAAGATCCATTCTCGTATATCTGATATTCTATTACGAACCTCTGATGCGTCAGAATCAGCCATTATCTTAGCTATGACAGATTCACATTTTACATATTTGTATATCATTGATGTTTAAATAATCGTGTTTGTTAAATATTAGTTGAGCTAATTTACGCTTGTTAGCACGTACAAGACATAGTTGATATTTATATCTATCAGCAAACGTCATAGGGACTTTAGACCAATGCAGTCGATATTTATATCCATTACTGTGTTCATTCAAATGGTATATCACCTTGCCATACTCTCTGGTTAGTTTATAATCTATACTTAGAGATTTGGAATTATAATTCTTAGGTTGATACTTACCAACTTGGATATAACCGAGTCCACAAGGCATTTTAAAGCCTTCTGAGCGATCTAAAACAGCTTCTGCTATAATCTAACTCATCTTATCTAAAATGCGCTTATAGAGGCTGTATTCGACCTTATATGGACTGTTAGCTTTATAATACTTGTACATACTATGATACGTATGTGAATCAGTTTTATTTCTCATTATCTTGAGGTCCTGGCTTCTTTATACTGCTCAACGTTGCATTATTACTATCATCACTAGGCATCTCAACCATTAAACCAAGCTCATACTTCATGATATTCTACTTAATTAATGGAACCATCCATGATGGTATTTTAACATCAGACTCATCCATATTATCAGAATCTTCATCATCATCAATGGTGTCAAAGATAGCTTCAACCCATATGTATTTAAGATTACCTTTATCAGCAGTACCTTCTATGTAAACATGACCGTCATCTTTATAATAACCAGTCATTTCTCCAAATGTGTATTTTCTAAAGTATTGATAGTGTCTACGAGTATGACTCATATATTGAATAATCTCTCCTTGCTGATCATATATAGCAAGAATACTATTCTCATCATTATCGTAGATGTTCTCTAGAGCATCTTTAGTTCTTTTGAGAAATGTGGGTTTATCACTTAAAGATTGAACATCCTCTAACTCAAGAGGGCCTTTCTCTCGTATATACAGGCTATCGATTAGCTTTACTACATCGTCATCGTCTAGCAGACCAGCTTTCTATTTATCAAACCTGTCTTTGATTATAGCAGCCTTATATGTACGAACCCATAATGCTATCTAAGCTCTTGATAAATCCTCACTCTCACTAATGTTATTATTCCTGACTAACAATAGGATGTCGTCAATAATCTCTTTAAGTGAAGTATATGTCATTTTACTAAGCGTTTACTATACGAACATCTTTGTTGTCTATAAGATCATTCGTGTTTATTATCTTATACTTGTACTTAGTTACTTTCTTCCAGTCAAGAGTAAATAATCTCTAGAAGAAATTCTTTTTGTTTTTGTATTCCTTACGTTTATATATGTACAAGTATTGTGTATTATCTAACTTAAGTCTCACCTATACCGTATCTCTACCTATAGTGTAGTGTACGGATGTTTGAGGATTGCATAATATAGAGTCTGTATATACTGTATCTTTTAATATAGTCACCAGATCTCTAATAGTATCTCTCTCAACAACCCTCTCCACCCCCTTGTCGAGGGTAACGTCTATTTGCTCATGGTTGGTTGCACCAGTTATGATATTTTTAGACTTAATATTATTCTTCTTAGCTATACGATCCATCTCAACCAATAATGAATCGTTAGACTATCCGAGTTTCTTCATATTAAGTGTTAAGACATTGTTAGCCTATTGGGAACCACTAAGCATTCCCTAATAGGCTTCAATGTTATTCTAGGCCTCTAAAAGCTCTTCTGAGAGCATTTTATTCTTGTTGTGAGTAATTATACCAAACGCTGTTAGAAATGCGATTAGAGAGCCTACAAGAGCGTTATAGACGATCTTTTTGTGGCTCATCAGCCACTTCAGTATCGCTGTCCACATTCTTAAGATCATTTAATATAGTGTGTCGAATTCTTGCACCCATCTATTCGGTCTTATGTCGTACATACAAACCTATTCCAAATATACCTCCAGTTAAAGTGAAGCACTCTCCGATGAATCCTAAGATTTCTCCTTCTACTGTATTATTTCTAATAAATGACGCAAAAGCCATTGCTACGCCAGATAAAAACGAAGCAACAGCCGTAGCGTATTGCGTCACATCTTTCCAATTGTTCATATCATTGTATGGTGAGATGCACTTTACCTTGTTTACAAGCGTTCCTTATGATAGGATACAACTTATTAACAGTGGCTCTTGAGTTTAATACCATACCTTTCTTCTTATTTTCTCCGACTAATATACAACCTTCAGTGTCTTTAGACGTATTACCAGAGTGTATTAGAATACCTTCAAATGAAGGTACATTCAACAATCTTGGAGTGAATCGTTTGTATTTAGGAGAATATGCCCAAACAACCTCATAAGTACCATATGGAATAGCTGTTTGTCCTTTAATCTTAACCTCACTGTTATCGAAAACACCATTCTTATTTGCATCACGGTTGGTGTCTTCTAACGTGTCACATATATATTTACCGTCAATATACATATGACCGATTGTGTACGTGGGTTTTAGTGCAACTCTTTTTATTAAAATGTTTAAATTACTCTCCTTCATACCAACCAAGTTCATCACTAAGATCTACATTAACGATAGTATTGTCAGACCTAGACAACTCAATGTTATTATTCTGCTTGTTGTATACACCAGACTGTATATACTTGTCATCGGTCGTAACATTAGTAGACGGTTGCAGTTGAATATCAAATGTTTTTTCAATATTCTCTTTATTTTCATCAACAATATTAGAAACAATCCTTACTCGTAATATAGCAGGAGTTGTATTAACACCATTGTTTGATATAACGATCTGATTCGATATATCTCCAACTTCGTTGATTGTAACATAATTACCATAAAGAGGATCATAGGTCTCACCATCCTGTGTTTTAAAATAAACACCATCTACAACAAACTGTGCAGCATTGTGTATTTTGCCACCAATCTTATAATTAGATACAATATCAGCGTTTTCTAGAAGTACAGACGGATTTATTATAGCAGACGTTCTTGCAGGAATTGATATAAGATTATTCGTTCCAAGTGTTACAGCTATTGCATAATTATGTACCTTTATCTTAATAGATGCCGATACAGAATTATTGTCATACGATGTTGCTGTTATAGTACCATACGTATCTCCAGCAGCAGGATTTGGAAGCTGTGTTGCACGAACCATAACTCCTGCTGGACTAAGTGCAACGGTCTCAACACTATTACCGCTAGTCGTACATGTAACTTGCTTATTAGTAGCATTGGACGGAGTAAATACAGTACTTATGAGTTGAGTTTCTCCAACAATCATTTCTGTTGAACCACTAAGCTCAAGGCCCTGAACACCAACTTCAGAAGCTGCTCCAATCTCTATAGTTACATCGGAATTAGTACCAGTTGAATCGTCTACGAGTCTAAATATGTTATTATAATCCATTGTGATAGTTCTTAAATTGTCCAAACCATAACCGGGTTGATATATGCTAGCTACTACTACGATCTTATATACGCCGCAATACAGCTAGCTATTTGCAGGAAAGTATGCATCAACTTGATCTTTATATTCTGTAGCTTGAACAGGAGCAATGAACTCCGTATCATTAGTACAGTTATTAACAGGATATATGTGGCTCCAATCAGGATGAAGACCAAATCCATGATAAAAATAATGACAATGATGCTCTGGATATGCATAATATCTAGGAAGACCTGCAAGATTCAAATCGTAAGCAGAAGGCTCAAATGCCGGGTGATGTGGTTCGCATGGAAAACGGCTGATAAACTTAGTACAATTTGCTATCTTGTCAGCCTTCTCTTTTTCGCGAGATGTGTTTATTATATATACTTTAATAGACTTGATGTTGATTGTATCAATTCCTTTCATATTAAGCAGATTAATACGCAATCGTATATCGTTGCCTATACGAATTCTTTTGATATTATCAAGCTATGTATCTTGATTTAATATATTATTATTCATACGAACTGATATAAAAAAAGGTAGGGTAGAGAATACCTCTACTCTACCTTTGTTGTTACTATTAAGGTTTGGCGTCTGTTAGAGCCTCAGGAGTTACACCAAAGATACCGGCAAGAGCTGCAATATCACCCTGTGCATATACGTTCAGCGTTTGCTGCGTATAACGAGTAATGTCGTCAGCTGCACGGTACGGAGTGCGGAACTCAATCGTAAGCATGTTGTACTTACCGTCATTCTGTGCCTCGAGCTCGGGGCGAATGATCGGCCACGTGCAACAACCCTGGTTCAGGATACCCTGATAACCCATTGCCTTAGACTCTTCATCACGCACAAGCTTACCCATTGCAGGATACTGCTTACCCTCAGTCTTTGAGATAACAACACCCTTCGGGAAATTCTTATTTTTACTTTCCCAACCATCAGCAGCAGGATCCGTGTAATACGTATTTACAGTAAAACGAACCTTGCCTGCCCAGTTGATCGTGTTAGAAGCATTGTCATCATCGTAAGGAAGTGCTACGAGCGTAACAACACCAGCTGCATCAGAAGCCTGTACACGAGCACGCTTCCACTGAGCATTGATCATGTTAGCGATGTTCTTAGCAATCGTCTCAGCAGTATCGTCAACCTCAGTCACATACTCATAAGACTCAGTCCACTTACGATAGCGAGTGGGCAGATCCTTAAACGTAAGACGAACGATCAAACGCTTACCACCCTCTGCAAACTTAGCAAGAGTCGTAGCATCAATCTTTGAAAAGTCAATCGTAACCGTATCCTCAGTCTCAGCATCACCAGTGGGATAAACGCTAGCGTTAACGCTCTTAATAGCATCCATAGCGATTACGTTAGACCACTTTATGATCGGAAGGTACTTAATGTCATTCGGGCCACGACGAACAGTATTCTTGTTTGTAACAAGACCAATCTTAATACGATCAGCCTTCTTAGCATCATCTGCAGTTACAAACGTACCCTTGTCCATATCCATGATGACAAACTTGCCATAATCAGCAGATACAGCATTCATGCTGTCACAAGCAGCAGGAGCTGCAGTAGCAATATTCTCGGCTTTGAGATTAGATACCAAAACCGTATTTACAAATGTAATCATATTATTTAATTTCTTCTACTCCCCCTAAATAATAATACTAGACCTAACTAGCTGGGGTTTCCACGTTAAAATTATTCTTGAGTATTCACTTCATTAGTTAATGTCTGATATCGCTGATCTGATTTATTTTCTATATACATCTGAGCAGCAGTTTTAATGATCTCAGGCATTATTATCTCTGGAAACTCTGAATACTCACCAAGCGGTTTTTCCAAAGATATTTTATTAGGATTACGTAGATAGCCTAATCTATATTTCAATATTTTATACTTACCGTCAGTTAACAAATCACAACCCTATGATCCATCAACCATTGTACGTACTCTTAAAGGTCTTGCCTTATAATGACGATAATGGAAATCTGTTAACGAGTTTGTTACACGATACATGAAACTATCAGCTGTGCATTCAAACACAGAAGTCATTGTTTTATGATCTCCAGACAAATCTGATATCATAACATCTTCGTTTAATGCAAACATGAAATCATCAGGATATTGTACATGATAGGTTACATAATTAGGTCGTATACCATGAATATCTTGTTCAACAGGAAGTTCTTTATCAACCAACAAGTTAATCAGATCTTTCGATCTTTTCTCAGTCTGTTCGTAAGATGTAAGGTGTGAAAGATTTCCATTGAATCTTGTTTTTACGAATTTAGAGACAGCTTGATTAAGCCAGTACAAAGAATCATCTGTTGTCGGTTTATCCAAACTATTATTCAACTTATTGATCTCGCGTTCAAAACCGATCAATATATCAATGTTTCTCATTCACTTCCTCCTTTCGTTCATCTTTCTTATGATCATCCTATTTTCTATTAGATCCAGGATATTTATATGTGAGATATAGATTAACAGCACCAGAAACAAGATCCTCAAAACAATCTATAGGTAATTCGCAAGCATCGTCATCGTCATCTATTCCGAACCTATTTGGCTGTTTAATATATGTAAGGCTAACCTTTGTAATATCAGTATATACGTCATGTATAAGCTGTAACACAGGTTTATCATCTGACGTTGATAAAACTACTATCGGGTTCCTAATAATCTTATTCATATCGTACGCAGATTCTATAATCTTATGTACGTTATTTTGATCAATTAATACGTTCGGAATACTGTAACCGCTCTTGTTATTATACGCAACATCAGCCGACGATGTAGATCTGACATACATATAATAATCATCAGGTAGGTTATACATTATATATCTTCCATCATAAGTGGTATCTGTGATAGATGACTTTGTTAGAATCTTATTAGACAATAGCGGTTTTAACTGATCGGATATTCGTATCGACGTATTAGTACCTATAGGGACCTGATCTTCAGCTGTATACAACTATTTTACATAAAGTTGCTGATACTCATTGAGATAAGCATATATGTCATCAGTATCAAGCTTGTTAATCTAAACAAGGGTTGGATCCATTGTCTAGAGCCTGCGTTCGAACTCTATTCCAAGCATTCTCGTTTGTTTCTTCGTCATGACTCTAGTGCTTTAGTGTTCAATTTTGTTTGTAATCTTGGAGATTCGACAGTCTCTAAAGACATTATAATAGCGAGACTTATTAACTCTTCAACCATAGTATCATTCAATGCAAATTGAGTGTCATCAAATGTTTTTCCGATTATGTGATCTACAAACTTATCTGGCTATTTGATATACGTAAGTTGTAGATCCCCGACATTTTTATGAGAATAATCATCGTATAAAACAATTAGACTATCTCCTTCTATATAACAAACACTGTTCTTTATCCACGGCCTATTTGTCGCAGTATGCATGAAATTCTTAGCAATCTCATGATTAACAAGATTTGTTGTTACAAGTTTCCCATCAATCAGTACTAATGCAGTTAAGAAGTATAAGATGTCAGACAACTTGTATATCACAGCGTTATCTATTGGTAAAGTAGTATTACTCTTACTAATTTTCTTAGACGCTATGAGATTCCTAACATCCTCTACGGCTTTAATGTCTCCTTCAAAAGGAACTCTTTGTTGATTTCCAGTTAACTTTTGAGCAATAAGTGCAAGATAAGCTTTATCTAATATAGTAGCAATCTCGTATGTTGTTAGCGACGGATATGACGAAGTAACATTCTCTTTGTCATATTCAATCATGTATTTTTTATGTATGTCCTTATACGTCATATTTGTCGTGTATTAAGATTACTTGTTCTTAATCTCGTTTATAATAGAAAGCTTTAGGTCTTGATTCTTCTTGTTATCAAGATATGCAACAGCGTCTGAAAGTGAGTCGGCAATCATCTCAGTACCATAATAATACTGTGTACGCTCCTTACGAAGCACACCTTTGGCCACAGCCTCTTCAATGATAAACTCAGTATCTTTCTTCTTATTATTAACCCATTTGGTCAAGTACTGATCACTCTTTTTATCAACAATATCGAACATTGTTGACTCTATAAGTTGATTAGACATATTGTCTGAACGAACACCAAATAGTCTAAGACACTTGCGCATATCATCCATAGACATAGTATCGTACGCCTTAATAGCTTCTCTACGTACTTTATTAGCCTTATTCTTCTGCTCAGCTTCTGCCTCACTATTGATTAGCAAATAATCCTTACCAGCAGTTAGTTTGTCAAGAGATGTTGCGACACGCTTGTGATTGCTTAGAAATTTAATTTGCATAGCCTGTGTCGGGAACTGATCGTCAAGGAGCAATCCTCTAGCACCAACCTTTACACAAAACGTCGTCCAATAATCACTTGACTTAGACAACTTGCCTTCCGGAAGACCCATAGCTTCCTCAAAATATTTTTCATCTTCAGGAGTCAATCCTGTATATATCGACCCGGATCTGGTGTAGTAAGGAGCAATGTAATCAAAACAATGCTTATACTTTAACAGTCCAGCCCAGGGATTTTTCTTTTTAATTTTTAATTCAACTACCATAATATTAAATTAGTGTTGTCACCTATAATAAATCATAAATTGCAAGTGTCTCATTAGAGACACGAGCAATTAATATGATTATTATGAGCCACAAGGCTTATTGTTTCTTACGCACCCTTTTGGATGCCACCGTTGTTCGTGTGCTCAGAATCCTCAGCATCGCAATACAGGATACCGCAGGACAGCGGGTTACGAAGCATAATGCCCTCCTCACCGAGGAAGTGAACCTGATAACCATCACGGCTATTAGAACGAAGCGTATTGATGCTGTTAGCATAGCCACTAGGAACTACAGAACCACCAGTACACCACTGTACGAACTCACGACCCTTACGGCAAACCTTAACGATGTTCGGCTGACCATCACGGTTACCAAGATCAACAAACAGGAACGTGTAAGACATCAGAGGTTTACCCGTGAGCGGGTGCAACTGACGGAACAGTTCCATGTTATCAAACATTGCACAACGCTTAAGCGTAAGCTCAATACCGTTAGTCATCTTGTAGGTTGTGAACTGACCACCAAGAACGAGATCCTGACCAGAACCAGTTACAAAGTGCGTATCAATCATATTGAAAGAAGCAACCTTCTCCTTCAAAATACGATCGAACTCTCTGATACCCATCTCTCCAGTAAGGGCCATAAACTTACGCTCCTGAGTACCAAGCATATTGTAGCAAAGATCAAACAGATAATCCTCAAGCAACTCAGCGGTGAGAGTCGTGTAATAACGTACATTAGCCGGAGCAACCTGCTCGAACAGACCAGCTGATACGGCAACAGGACGACCATTAGAACCCTTGAGATTATACGTACCATCAGAGTTACGGTTAGACTTACCAAACAGAAGAGCCTTCTCCTCGCGTCTCTTCCACTCACGAAGAGCGAGCCAATACTGATAATCAGACCACAGATAAGATGTCTTACCAGTCTCAGGATCCTTCAATGCAATAGCCAATACCGTGCTATAAGCATCACCTGTGATGTCATAACCAAGACGAAGCGTCATGAGGTTATTACGCATCTTAAACGGGGTCTGATAGTTGATGATATCCTCCTCATCACTGTACTCCTCGTATGCAGAAGCCATGCGGCTAACCTGACGACCAGGAAGCAAGTACTCACCAGGAATGTAAGAACCAGAGAAACCATCGACGACGTAGCACTCGTATACCCAAGCACTACCGTCCTGGTAAGGTTGACCGCTTACACGAACCTGGAAATTATAGTTGTCAAAAGAAAGAATAGCACCAGGACCGAAGAACTTCTCTTCAAGTGCGATATAAATCGGAGCACCGTTAAGACCAGCAGTTGCATCGGCGAAATTAGCTGAAGTAATCTCCTGACCATTAGCCTTAGCCCAACGAATATTTACTGCGTGATCAGCGTCAATCATAACAGACCACTCATACTCACGATTCTCAATGATCATTGTTTTACCAAGACCACCGGTAATCAAGTCGATTGCTGTAGAAACACCATCATCCTTGGTACCAAAGACAAGTGAAAGCAGACCAGATACCTCATGAGGCTTAGTCAGCAATGCGTTAGAAATCATATTCTCATCAACAAGATCGCTGAAACGACGTCCGCGATAAAGCTGAAGGTTGTTTAACAAACCGTTATTCATAAAATTTTATTAATAATCTTTCTCATCATAGGAACTTTGACGCAATATCCCATGCCTGAGGTTGTTTACCATCATCAATAGTTCTACTGCTATGATTACGAGAACTATCTCTTAACATATTTCTAAGTTTCTGCGCTGCGGATGTTTGTCCATCCCGCTGTGCTTCATTGATGAGAGAATCACCCTTCATTGTGAAATAAGCTGATTCAATAAGATTCTTAGACAAGTTTTTACTAAAGTCTTTTTGATATTGAGTTACTCCATTAGCATCTTGTCTGAAGATATAATCGAACAACGCTTTACGATCTTCTTTAGGAACAGCTACGCCTCTAATAGTACTCAAACTATCAATCTGAGTTCTAACGTCTGTGAAAAACTTTTGAGCGTCCTACTCCTGCTGTTGACGATAAGCCTCTTGCTCTTTCTGAAGCTGTTCAGCCTGTTGTTTCTTAATCTCCTTAAGACGATCAACTGCATCCTCTGCTTCATCGTACAACATATCAGCATCTTCAAATCGTTCAATTCTCTTATTGATACGATCATCAGAATAGCCATCGAGCTTAAGAAGCTCTCTAACCACTCTTTTTTGATTACTCTCATCATCCAAATCAATATCATCGAGATTCAACGAATCACGCTGTACTCCATAGAAATCCTCAAACTTACCACCATTCTTAACATAATCGTCAAGCTTAGCAATTCGTTCATCAGCATACTGAGGCTTACTATTCTCTTTTACAATATTACCAAGAGATGTCGTAAGATCATCAACTGTTAAAGGTTTTCTATCTTCATCGATATCGTTTGGATTATAACCAAGTGATTCAACAATGGCGTCAAATAGTGCTGTGACCTGTTCTGCTTCAGCAACATCCTCTGCTGAAGGCTCATTGTCATTGTTATTAGTATTAATGTCACCCGCTGGAACATTGTTGCCACTAGGTATATTATCTTGCGATGATGTATCGTCTGACTTTCCATTCATACGATCCATCACATCCTGCGGAATATCTGAATTATCATCCGCGTTATTGCCATCCTAAGACACAGGGTCTTGTGCATTCTTACTATCAGCATCCAGTACTCTAGTATCCATATTAGTACGTCCTGACGCAGTGTCAGGTTCACTGAAGATGCTCAACACATCATTCAATGCTGCTGTCTCTTTTGTTTGTTTTTCTGCCATAAATATATTTATGTTATTGATTTCAGTTCAATATAACTGTTTATAATAATCCGTTCATCGGAATTTCTCCAGGAATCCATGGCTAATCGTTAAACAGTTTTGCATATAGATTCTCTATTGGAGGTAAGGTAAACTATAATGTCGGTTGTATAGATGTTGGTTCTTGTATAGGAGCATCTTGAATATCAGATGTTGGTTGCCAAATAGGCGTCTGATTTTTCATATAATCAGGCATTAGGTTTATTACAGGTTTTAATACAGGCTATGTTTGCATAGGCATTGGTTTATTAGCCTTATTCCTACTTGTAGCATAGTCTGCTGCAGCAGATCCAACGCTTGTAAAACCTTTTAGGCCTGCTGTATATTGTAATAAAGGAGCTTCATAATAACCAAGACTCTTCAGTGCTGCACCATACTCATCGATATTACGAGCCTTCAACGCTTTTGCGTATTTACGATTCATCATTGGTAACCAATAGTCAACAAACGCCTAATCGTTTTTATATGATTGATATTGTGTCTTTCCTGGTACACGAACACCACCATAGTTGTTATATTTTCTCGCAACATTCGATGTTCCGTTTGCTGACTCAAATGCTAATTGACGCATGAGATAATCAAACGTTCTATCTGAGTAGATACCCATTTGATGCATCTTGTCATAAACCAGAGGCCCCATTTTATCAACAAACTATTTAGATGTTTGGTTTACTTTAGTTTTGCCTTTTCTATATTCTGGTAAGTAATTAATAATCATAGTCCTACAAATCTGCTTCAGCTTCTTCCTTCCACTTGTTAGCTAGATATTCTATCTTAGCAAGCTCTGAATCTAACTGACGATCAGACTGAGTCTTATTAATCAACGGTTTTCCAACCATGTCCCAATAAGACTCACCTGTTTGTCGTTGTCTTTGTAGAAGTTCAGAAGGTTTTATATAATCCTTATTCATCGTTCACCAGCTGTTTTGTTTTTCAATGCGGTCTTAGCCTTAAGCTCTTCTCTCTACATGGCAGCGTCGTCTTTCTACTTCTAAAGTTCACTTTCATGTTTCATCTGTTCTTTAGCAAGACTGATCTTCTTATCTTCAATCTCCTTTTTCTGACGAGCTTCATAACGCTTAGTATATGCTTCTGAATCTATCTTACGTTGCTGTGTAGCATCCTTAGCCATCTCCATCGGATCTGAAATACCGTTCATATTGATATCCTTATCCTCAGTACCTCTATATGTGCTAATTTCAGCCACAGCAATCTTGGTTTGATTATCAGCATCAATCTTATACCTCTGAAGATCCATTTCAGCTTCCTTAAGCATGAGTTCTTGCTCTTTAGCCTCATTCTGCATCTGCTGAAGTTGCATTGCTTGCTGCTGCTGAGCCTCTTGTTGCTGCTGCTAAAGTTGATCTTGACGATCTTGCATATCTTTAAGTTTCTGTTTGATAATGTTAAAGTTATCATTCGTAAGAACCTCTGCTGCTTCTAACAAGCTTGCTCCATTTTGCATTGCAGGTTGAATAAGCTGTTGAAGTTTTGCTATGTTCTCAGCATCCTTAGATGTGTCACTAACGAATACATCCATATCTTCATAATAGAATTGTTTTGTTATTGCTAAGAATGCTCTTTCTCCATTATCAAATACGTATTGAAGCTTTTTCTTACCAGACTCTTCCCAGACACCCTTTGCTGTATTAAGAAGCATTGTTAACACGTGCTTCTTACATTGGTTGTGTACCCAGAACAAGGGTTCTGTGATATGAGATGATTGTAATACAGATCGTTCTACGTTTCCAACAAGTTCTGATGTGCTAATAGCTCCTTGACGTTGCTCTGTGATACCAGTGATCGTTCCAGCTAATTGTTCAATCTTATCCATAAGTTGAATATACTCAGCAATAACATTACTCATCGTAAGATCAAGTGATGTTATTTGATTAAACGCGGCTGGTTTACCACCCTCTCTGCCAGGAATACCCCATTGATTTTCATAAGGATTTATGAAGTTTACACCAACGCTTGATAAATAATGCATCCATCGATCTGGTGTAATATTCATAGATTTAGGTATCTACGTAATATCCATATTGATAACCTTACCTTTATCCCTAGCTATTGCTAATTCAAGTCTATACCACAATACAATGTACATATACTGCAAAGGCTTGAGAATGCTTACAAGGGATCTTGGCTTACTGTTGGTGTTACTATATATAGCACCACAATAAGGTAACTTCTGACTATCTGGTTGGTCAATGCTTATATGTTGATAAGCAACCGGCTGTATACCAAAATACAAATCTGATCCGGCTCTATATCCTTCCCATACTTCAACAATCCAATCCTCATCAATACCTACCTCTGTTCCAACAGGTTTATAGAATTCGTCTACGATTTCAATCTAAGCATCTCCGTTTTCATCTTGAAACGTAACATACTTAATCTTCTTAAACGATTTCCAACAACAATGCCACACATTAATGTTATGTCTTGTTTTCTGATCAAAAACAGGATTATCGTATATATGCATTTGTATATGATTGAAATTATCAACAGGGTCTTTTTCTCCAAGATCATTTGATGGACGACCTGTTAACATCTCGTTTAGTTTGTCTAAATCTTTCTCAGACAACTTATCATGATATCTGTCGTATACTTCAGCTACAGGGAGTCTCATTTTTCTACAACACCATGACGCATCTTCTATAAACTCAAGGTCTGGTGACTGATCGAATGAAAAATATACAGGATTCACACGTTCCATGTAAGGATCTCCATTTTGTACACCAACATAGTATACCTCTTGTCCCGCTATCAAACCGTCTTTCCAACCTTTGATAAACTCATTATCTATACCACACTTCTCGCGTATATACATCAGAGAATGATAGGCTGTGTTTTCTATAACATCTTTGTAATCCCTACGCATATACTTTCCAATCTCTTCAGGCGGCATTATCTCACCACTCTAAAGTTGTTGTTGGAACTATTGTTGCTCTTCAGGACTCATTCTGCCCATAATAGCACTCATCATATATTGGATTAGCATTTCTTTCTCCTAATCCATTAAGTCAGATGTTGCCTCCTGTGATGTACGTACAACTCTGAAATTAAACGGCCTCTTTGTCTCTTCACCTATAAGGAGGTCTACCTTAGGCCTAATTATGTTGAAGTCTTGTGGTGTAGCAGGAAATCCGTCTGATACTTTAAACGGGTTGGTTATACGTTTAAAGTCCTTTTCATCAAAGATACTATTATATAGATCGTAATATGTTTGAAGTTCGCTAAACCGAGTCTTCTACATTCCGCCAGATACAACATTACCTTCTCCGATAATGTAATTCACGCAGTCATGCTACCACTACTCATCTTTTTTCTTTAGAGGTAGTTTCTGTTGCGGAAAGTTCGCATTATATAAATTATCTTCTACTCTTATCATTGTTAAAACGTAAATGTCGGAATGTTATTGTCGTACTAATTATCGTACGAACTATCTTCGTCAAACCATTGGTTACTAAACAATGGTGTTTCAAAGAAATCTATTTGTTTATTCTACTCTTTTGCTGCTGCAATCTTTACTTGATATAATTCTTCTCTATATAGCATGACCATACATAGAGCTATTACACGGTCTACATTTCGTACACCATCATCTAACAACAACTCTTCTATCAATGGCTCACTATATATACGCTCGAGATTTGGATGACCCGGTTCATATTCTTCAAGCAACCATTCTTTTATAAGACCCTCTGCATATGATCTAATTTGTTTTGTCATATGACAACCTTTCTTACGTTGTACTTTAGAGTCTTTGAATATTTCACTTATAACCTTATCTGGTTGGTCTGCTAGCATGTAATCACAATGTTTATTTGTAAAGTACGGATATATACCTTTACGTTCATTCTCGAACAATAATTTCGCATTATACATAGTCAATAGCTTACGAACATTCTCATAGTATTCTTCAGCTGTATTAGGTCTTCCACTATATTCAGCAACTATCACATCTGACCAAGCTTCTCCTGGCTAGAATCGTTTATATATAAACGTAGATCCTAATGAATTTGTAAGAGAACCATCTTGATCATAAGGGTCTTGACCAGCTATGTATAATCCGTAAGGAGGATCTTTAATAGGATATTCGTATATAACAACAGATCCTGTTGGCTATTCTCCTTTCTTTAGTGGATAGTGTGTTATATCACCACCCTTCTTTTCAATGGCTTTTACAGTACCATCCCCTTCCCAAACCAAGTCAACAACATGTTTCATATTAGCTAATTTCGTGTTTGTCCTTAGTTTGTTAAGCTGCATTTGTAATTGCTTTTTTGGAAATATGTTTTTACCAACCTCAAGAATTGCTTCCTAAGGTGTGTTGGGGTGCTCTGCAATATATCTATCTGTTACAGTTTCATCAGGCTGACTATCTCTTACGATTCTTCTTTGTTCTAATATCACCTATACAGATGCAGATCTATTCGTATTACCATCAGAATCCATACATTCAGGATGTTCATTTGATTGCAGATTAGACCATGCTGGAACAAAGAATCCACACTTCTTATCAGCCATACCCTCATCCCAAATATTATCGAAGTCTAAACAATTAAAGCCTTCTGGATGATAAAACATATCTGACAAACCTTCAAAGTTTGCACCCTCAGATCCACCAGTACCAAATGCAATCATCAATCCGAACGCAACACCGTCATCTGTTTCTACAGAAGGTCTTGCTATTTGCCAAGCTTGTTTGATGTCTGGAAATTTACCAGACTCTTCCCATAAGAATAATCTACCACGAGTACCACGAATACGTTCTGGATCATTCTTAAGTGTTATACCTGTTACGCTAGATAGATAACCATCTTCAACCTCTTTACCTGTTATCTCATCTTTAACCTTAAATCCAGATGTACGTTCTAAAGAAGTTGCTCTCAATCTTCGTTTAGCCCATCCAGAGTGCCTATCTAAGAAGTCCATGATTTGCCAAGCTTTTGTTAACAAACCATCACTTGTTAGAAACTTTTGTTCCGATGCAACAGCAAAATTCTTTGATTTTGGAATAAGAAAATAGTTTCTACATAACATAGACGCACCTTTGAATGAGTATCCACGAGCACGAGCTTTAAGTACAACCATATGTTTACCTTCATCTTCAGCCTGTTCTATAGCATTATAATAGAACCAATCGTAATCCCAAAAATCAGGAAATCTAAACAAACGCTCTCGTCTAGTTCTCTTAGTTCCATTACGATCTGTGTATTCTGTTTCAACAAGCTTCATAATAGGACTATAGTTGAGATAAAAGTAATGATACCCAGTTATCTAATCTCCATCAGGAGCTGTGTATCCATTTAAACATCTTTGTTGTTCTTGTTTCCAATAATTGAAGTAGTCTGTCGTACCTTCTGGAGCAAACGTATAACATCCGTTCTTTTCGAAGAATAAAGCAGCTTGTCTAAACTTATCTGAGTTAACTATTTTCTTATTAAAATCAATCATGTTTAAGCAATTTCAAAAGCGCTGAGTGTACCACCGCCTTTAATTCTACCAGTCTCCTATTGTTCAGCTTTAGTTTGTTTTTCAGCTATATCAAGAGACTTGACTATATTACCAACATCCTTGAGGATACGAGTAACTTTGATAGCTGTGTCAATATCCATACCATCTTCAGAATAACTACTCAATGCTTCAATAAGTCCTTCTGCAGCAGATCTAGATGCTGTTAGTAATCTTGTTCCAGGAGTTTCTTGAAACTCTATAAATCGCTGCATCAAACCTTTAACTGTATCATCTGGAATATAATTAGCATCTCCAAACACATCATAAGCTATCTTAGACGCTCTGTCTTTTTCTGGATATGCATTATATGGACTATTCCATTTCTTATTCCATATGACGTATTCAATAGCCTTTAATGCATACGTCTTATCTTCAGCGTTGTTGTAGTAATCTTTAAATGGGGGTATTGCTAAATCCTCAGTACTTAGTTTTATTTTATTTCCTTGTATGTCAAACATATCATTTAATACCCATATCAGACAGGTCTTTATCCGTCATAACATCTACCTCAGAACCAGATCCGATACTTCCGTTATAGCTAATCCAACCATTTGTTGTAGCAACCCAAACAACATCATTTGTTGAACCAGAATCATCGGCTGTTGCTATAATGTATGCATCGCCATCATTAACCTGCTCATCAGTACCAGCTAATATATTTCCATCCTTTACTATCGTGATGTGTGTAGAAGGTTTATCGACTAGATATATAACAGTTCCTGAAATCTAAGGAGGGTTGCTAGCCTTTAAATCATCTACTGTTGCAAAATGGTTACTAGCACGACCCTTTATGGTGAGTGCAGAAGCGTTCTTACCATCTTTACCAGAGTATGCTACAGAATAAGATGTTGTATTCGTACCATCAGAATAATTCACAATCGTACGAGTCCATACATATCGATGTGTTATTGTTATAGTAGGTATTTCTTTAGTCCATCCAGTTGCTGGAGCATTCTGACCACCTTCTGATACAGCGTAATCAATACTCGTACTAGTTATAGATATGCTCTCAGAAGGTTGTGATGCTTGTATATCAAGAGCTTTGCTTGATATAATATTCTCATGCTTAATCCAACCTCTGTCCTTATAATATACGTATACATCATGACCTACGGCATATGCATCATACTCTTCAGGATCTTTAGGAAGATTGTCTACAGATTTAGTACCTTTTAGATTAAATGAGTTTACACCCACTATTGTACCTCTCTGGAGCCCGAACCATTCAATAGGTAAGTAACGATTGTAGAAACTTCCTCCAACAAGTACGTTATTAAATATCTGATGATCAGTTGGAGCGTCTATATACGCTCCATGACCAACGATACTGCCACCTATAAGAGAACCACCTTCAAACTTAAGGGTTACATCCTTAGGTAGATTAAGACCTTCATTTAGTACATAATCATATTTGATAACATACGTTGTATTTTGGTCTACAACAGATGATACAAAATCATCGTCTTTCTTGAGAACAACATAGCCACGACCACGATCCGATGTACGATTCTTAACTGTGATCACATTGTTTTTCACAGTAAGATTGTCCTCGTCAGCCGTCAACGGCTGTCCGAATGTTTTGTTATGTGTGCGTATTGTACCATCATCTTCAATGAAAACTATTGATTCAGAAGAGATGTTTGACGCATCTTTAACATAACCATCTTTTGTTTTATAATATAATAGTTTATTGTTTATCATGGCTGGTTATTGATTAAGCTGAAAAATCTAATACGTTCGTAACCGGATACAACATTAGTACCAAAGTATCATGTGATAGTGATGATGTATTTGTCGTAGTATATGCGTCAAAATAGAAATTCGTACCACTAACAATCTGAGCTTGTGGAAGGTTACACAGGATTACAGAATTTGTTTTGAGCATTGAAGGCTTTGCAATATTAATAGGCTGATTAGCGTTCTTCATAATCAAACCTCTCCAATGATGGTTCATGCCGTTAGTCAAACTATACGGAGATGCGAAACCAAGATACATGCCCGAACCTGATCTGAAGTCAAGAACCGAGAACTTACCCTCAGTGGCTGAAATACGAGCTGTTGCAGATGTCTGTTTATAATAAGTATTAGCTGTCCACGGCTCAACCCAATTACGTTCCCATGTAATACTACTTGAGTTAGCAGCTTTTGACATACTTGTTACGACATTACCTGTACCTGATGAACTTACACCATTGACAAGGCCGAGCTCTGAAGCACTAGCGTTCTTAATATTACCATATGTACTTGCTGACGAAAGCACATATGCTAATCTTACTGTACTAGATGTACTGCTAATAGCACTATGAGTAACAGCATCTGTTCTGGATACCGACTCAGCAGATACAGTATCAATATAATCCAATACTGGCTGTATTGCATCCTCAAGATCCTTGCCGAATCCATCAGAAATCGAATGATCTGAATAATCCTAATCGATCGTAAACTTCTGACCGTTCCATCTGTATACCGCGTTTGGCAGACCATTAGAGCCCATAGTATAATAATACTTGCTGTAATAAGGACTACCATTTGTCTTCATATACAAATTGGTTGGTACAGAAGTACCACTCCATGTCGTATAATATGCAGATCCAATCTTACCAACAATTCCAGATATCGTACCAGACGGACTTGAGATAGACTGTGCAATATATATAGCGGTCGGATTTCCAACACCACCTTGTGCAGCACTAATAGAATTGGTCAGGACACCGTCTACTTTAATAGCACCCCATTGACCAAGTCCAAGTACGGTCAAACCCTTGTTTATAGTGTCAAGCTTGGCCTGAAGTCCAGTAACATTTGCAATAGAGTGAGTATGCTGTGACGGAGCATATATACTTTTCTGAGCAATATACATCTCAATATCAGCAAGCAGATCACGAAGACGCATTGCAGGATAATCTGTTACGTCACACGCTGCCATATTACCTTCCTCGGGAAGATATTTATATAGTTTATTTAAGCTCAGATCTTTATAGATTACACAACCCCAAGGCTCATTAATACCAGGAACAACCCATACATATTTGTTCGGCCAGTTATTGTAATATACGTTGTTACCAGCTTTCAATACAAATTGTCCACCAATTGTGTCGTAATAAACAGTCGAAGGACTACCGTTTGTTGTCGTACTGACTTGATTAACAGTTATACCAGATACGTTTCCTGCATAACTTATAGTACCGAACGCTTGATCAACTTTTGCAAAGCTATTGTTGATCCAAGATTGAACAATTACTAAACCTGATTGATCTAAAAATTTCATTATTTATATTAGTTAAAATAACACCATGTCTTACTATTACCAAACTGGTTATCCTTATCGTTTAACTAGTTGGTAGCAAGTTGATAAATCTTTTGATTGAACTCATCTTCTGATATGTTCGGAAACCACTCATGTATGAGATTATAGTTATCTGAATATATCATCTGTACAGTTACATAATAATCCCACTCGTTATAATCAGGTATTACACCACGTACTCTTTATACTTATTTAGTACGAGATTCTTGTTCAAAAATGGTCCTGTGTATTTAGACCCATCTTTTTCGTAATACATCTTAGATACCTGATCATCAGCAAACGGTTCATTGTAATGTCCACCAACAAACGTACAATATGTATCTTTGATCACTTTACAATACTGGTCTTTATCCAAAACCTTCTGTAAATATTCAGATATGTTTGTGATCGCTTTATGAATTACCGATGTTTGTTTATCGTATCCATAATCTTTAAATATCTTATCAAGCGTTTCCATCGTTAGGTTTGTTAGAATCAATAATCATTTGTTTCAAACCCTCTATAGATTGTTTTAGCTCTTCATATCGAGCACCGTTCTCCTGCTTTGCTTTTATAGCAGGATCAAACTCTTGAATAAGTGCATTACACTTTTCAACATTATTTCTATGTTGATCGATGTTATCAAGTATAGTCTGTGATTGAGATTTAAGTAACTGGAGTTCTCTTATAACACACTCTTTGTTAGGAGTTATCATAAGTTGACCGGTATACCCAACTTCATTGCTATCTTTAAACGTATACGTTTGGGTCTTACCGGCATCTAAAACTGCGACATCAACCACCATATCAAATTGGTTATTGTACTTACCCACATGAGGTGTTGAGACTGTTACAACTTGTACAGTGTGTACCTCAATGTTGTTCCTGTCAAACACGTAGACAGAACATCCTTGTTTCAAATCTTTAAATAGCATATGTATGTTGTTAAAAATGGATTGGGTATGAGATAACCCCATACCCATCCAAGATTAATGATTCAGAATATAACGAACAGTGCCCTCAGCAGGGTTAGTCTCATTACCAAGAGGAATCGGACCAACCGTGTAAGAAGTGCTACCAATCGTGATAGCGGCAGTATCGTTTGCAGCATTCGTATTGCTCAGCGTAAGGCTGTGAGCACCGATGAGTGCCGTAATATCGCTAGCAGCAACAGCAGTCAGGTTAGTAGCGTGACCAGTATTATCCGTAGCAAACTTATAGAAACCAGCGGCCTTAACAGCGGCACCAGTCGGAGTATCGTGAGTAATAGTGACCTTCTTGCCTGCAGCAGTAGAACCAACTACAGTAATCATATCAGAACCAGAAAACTCTACAGTATCAGTCTTGCTTGTAGCAGCAAGCGTAGTAGAACCAACCTTAATGTTAGAATAAGCGTTCTGGTTAGCCTCACCACCTGTTGCAACAATACCATTAACACGCTCAGTTAATGCGTCAAGATTGGTCTTGTTGTTGGTTGCCATACTTTTCGTGGTAACGATGTCATTTGCAGCATTCTAATCAAAAGACACAAGAGGCGTTCCAGTATCATCCGCACCTACTGTAATATAGTTCCCATCAACCTTGAATACAGTGACCTTTTCGCCAGTGTTTTTGCGACCATCCACGGAGGCCTTCGTACCAAGTTCAAAACTGATTACACTATTGTCGATCTTTTTATTAACCGTATCCGCAATACCAATCGTACGAGTACCATCCGTGTTGTTCGCGATCTCAATACCAGTACCAGCCTTATGCTCATTGACGAGATCAGCAACAGCGATATAAATCTTATTAGCTGCATTGTTAGCCAGAGTCAACTCAACATACGGAGCAGCATTCTTCTTATCCGTTGCGGGAGTGAACGTACCATCAGAGTAAGAACCCCAAACAACCTTACCTGACTCAACAACCATATCCTTCGGAATGTTGATGGCTTCACCAACATTAGTACCATCCTTCTGGAGGTGATATACGGCAGCATAATCAGCAGATGTAGACTTGGTAAGCGTATAAGCGGGAACCGTTACAGCACCAACCTTGGTGTTAACATAGTTCGTTGTAGCAAGACCATCAGCGACGTCAACTGTGACATACTGAGTCTTAAGTTTATGACTATCACTTCCAGTGATAATATCTGCGAGAATACCATTCTCAAGATTCTTAATAGGAACAACAGAACCGGTCTCAATGCTTGAGTAACCATCTATAATACCACTGTTTGCAAGAGCACCCTTTGTAGCAAACTTGGCCTTAGCAGACGTCCAAAGTTGCTGAAGGCCTAATAGATCTAAATATTGCATTTGTTATTTTATTAAACTGTTGTAATTGTTGTGACAGCAGAGCTCGGTTTAAGAACTGAGATTAGAGCATTGGTCTGATTTAGTCTACCAATCTCATCGCGTAGTTGCTGAATCGTAGTCTGCTGCTCCAGATTCCAATGATTAGTCAGGATATCAATGATTTTCTGTGTATTCTGTGTACTTGTTTCCTTAGCATCACATGCGTTTCGCTCAGCCTGGAAACCTACCTGTGCGAAACCGTTCTGAACAGCATTCTGAAGCGCCTGACTCTGCATCAAAATGGTATTTGTCTGTTGACAATTGTTCAATTGATTCTGGTAACCCTGAGACAAAATGGATGTATTGATGTTATTCATACCACCCTGCATCATCGTACTCATCTGGTTAACAGCTGACTGTACCTGATTGAACCCAACGTTCAATGACTGAGACAACTGTACGATAGCATCATGATTACCATTGACAGCCTGCATAGTGAGATCACTATTATGGTTGTCCTGAATCTGATTTTGTAAACTCTGGATTTGATTACCAATACAATTATTTGCATTATTGCCGAAGCCACCGAATTGACCGGCAAATATCAACCATATCAGATATGCAAACGGGTTATTCCACATCTGCTGATTACCACCATTAGCTAACATAGCTGTCAAGGCATCGTTGCGGTCATTATTACCAAGCATTGCGCCCATCATAGCACCATTGCTAAAGCTATTAGCCGTGTCACTCGTATAAATTTTGTTAATCTCTTCCACAATTTAAAAATTTAAGTGATTAATTTAAGATTGATGCAATGTCTTTTGTGTCGATAGAATAATCGTCATTAGAGTCCATAACATCGTTCATCGAGATCTCCTTAAAAGATCCGTCAGTCATTTTCAGACGCAGCACGTTCTGTTTATCACTACCCTTATCGTAAGAACCAGATTCAATTGCAACACCACCCTCTGTTGCAATAGATGACATATCAGCAGATCCAATAACAATCCCATCTGGAGAGATTAGTTTTACAGATTTAGTTGCTGGATCATACTCAATCGTCATTTTGTTAACATATGCCTGGAGCATTTTCATATCTATACCAGAACCACCGCCCTTTCCGATAAGTTCCATTGTAGATTTTGCATCGAGAACATCTCCGAATTGAAACTGAGAGCTATCCACGATTTTCAATTTATCAGGCTCTTGCATATGTAAAATACGAGGTGTGACAGGAGTACCTGCCGCATTTTGTATATTTGTACGTCTAAGCTTTGAATAAATCATATTTATATATACGTATATACGCAATTACTCCAACCGAAGTTGGAGTAACGCAAATTCAAAAAGTCAGTATGAAAAAAATGAAAGTGGAAGTTGGTGGATTCGAACCATCGACCTTCTGCTTGTAAGGCAGACGCTCTAAACCAACTGAGCTAAACTTCCAAACAACCTTGATGGTTGTCATGTGTTATTATGCTACAGACTCGCACTGATTGTCCTCAGTTACTGCAGACTGCCAATCTGTCGGTCGTGCACTTTGCACTGAAATATTTTCGTTATTGTCAGATGTATTAGCATCAGAGTCTACAGCAGTCTGTGCCTTATCAGAAGATCCGTAACCACCATCAGCTCGATCAGATTCTGAAAGATTATCAGACTCAACAAACTCTACATTAGGAACAGGCAAGATCACCAGCTGAATAAATTTATCACCAACCTTGTATACGGCCGGAACAACATCTGTAGTTGCGATAAACTTTGCAATTATCTCACCACGATAGCCTGAATCAATCACACCACAACTATTCGTAAGACGTAATGACTTCTTTGCAATAGATGATCTTGGCATCAGCTGAGCAAAGTATCCTTCAGGAATCTCCAGTGCAAGATCTGTATGATATACGATCACCAGCTGACCACACTCATTCAACTCTGTTGTTATACCCGTAGTAGTTAGATCAAAACCAGCATCTGTCTTATGTGCTTTTGAAGGCATTACAGCCTTATGAGAAAGTTTCTTGAATTTAATTTCCATCTTATTATATTTTATATCAACAATCGTCTGAGATGCTTAATGTCTCTACGATAGTAACGTCAAAATTTTCCAAACCGTATTTAGCAACGGCCTTGTATAAAGGATTATCGCACTTTTTATTTTTTATATTGTTAAAATGTTGTGCAAGTCGTTTGCTCAGATTAACGGATTGTCCGATATAGCATTTGTGATTTATCAGATTTTCCCACTTGTATATACCCGCAACACCTTTATACTTATTATATCTTACTATCATCGTTCATTTTATTAGTAGCCCTAGTAGGAATCAAACCCACTTCTTCGGGGTTAGAGCCCGAGGTAATAGTCAATATACGATAGGGCAGTGTTAACCTCTTTCTTAAGGAGGTTAATTAATTAAACAAATAATGAAATCACTCCTATTTGAAGTGCTTGTCCGATTAAACCACCTATTTCTGTAGCAGCTATATCAAGCCAATCGAACTTACTTCCCCATTGTTTGTTTTAAACTCCATTCCAAACGCTAGACCTGTACTGAATAATATCGTACCAACAAATGCTGCAGGAATAGCGTACAACAAATGTTTTGGTCTATTAGATTCTTTTAGTCACATATTGTAGTTTTTTGCGCAGGGGCAGGACTCGAACCTGCTTCCATGAGGATCCCATCTGATATTATTCCAGACTTCACACTGCTCTACCTCATAAGCTACTCCCGCATTGCAGTGTTGTGTGTCACTGCAGATAGTTTTTAGTAACCAACTATTTATTTCTTACGTGTAATCCAGTTCCAGAAACGCTTGAAGATATTAGGCTTCTTCTCAACCTCATTCTCCTCACCCTCTCGCTTTATCACGGCGTTCTCAGCGTCATCAGAATCATCATTATCATAAACACTCTCAATTGTATCAATCAGTGCATCAATATAATCTATTAGATAAGCGCATGACTTGACAATGTTTGAATTCATCAGCTCTGTGACGTGCATAGCGTAGTTGAACATCTCCTCTTTAGTGATAGGCTCTACACCACACTTAGCCTCTACAAAAGCTGCATATACATCACTGGGGCTCTCAACGTTTGTAAGATCTACGATCACATATTTCTTAACAGGCTTCATTGACTTCATCGTTAATTGTTTTAAGTTCCTTCATTCGTTTATTATAGTTATCGAGGTTTTCTTTCCACTCGTTAGATGTTATTTTTATATACTTGTGCGGGAAATCTGTGTCCCAAAACGCAAGTATAATATCGCCAGCTTTAACATCGAACTCTTCAACACTCCTGTCGCGATCTATGAACTTGAAATGCATATCTTCAGGAGCCATGTATACTCTGTTGCACGCATTTCTTTGTACATCAAGCGGTTCGATATTAGCGGTTTCTGTATCGACAATAAGTACATCTGAATTATACGTCGCTGCAATCGTTTTCATGTTTAAATCTTGGTTTTAATTTAAATTTAAATAACTTAGCAAACAATATATCTCTTTGATCATTCGGGTCTTTCATAATCGTTGCTGTACAATCAAATACCTGGTGTATAACATCATTGACAATGTTTTTATCAATATTGAGTTCTTTAGATATTTGATTGCTCAAACTATTAACATCAATCATGAACCTTTCCGATAATGTCAAATTGTCGTACTAGATGAGAGTCTTTAACAAGATCGAAGTACTCAAAGTGTCTGGCTTTATAGAAAATCGTATCTCCAACATGTATCGGAGGAAGATCATAACTCTTCTCATTCCCCATCCATTTAGTATATCTGTATGGAACCTTAAGTACAATACCTGTTAAATAGTCTGAATCAACCTCTTTAACTTCTTTCTTTACTTTATCATAATCAGTTGCCTCGATTCCGTTCTTATCAGCCTTAGGCTTATCTGTCGCAATCGGTGTACTGAATTCTTTCTTGACCTTTACTGGTGTAAGCGGCTTTACTAAAAAGCTGTCAAAGAACTCATATTTAATCTTATTACTTACATCCTCAGCTAAAGGTTTCTGATTAATCTTCTCTTGCATTACTTCTTAAGACCCTTTAAATAGTTAAGAACTTTGATGAGATTAAGCATCACTGTACGTTGTTCGACCTTCATACACTCAGGCATATCCTGTGTATCAACCTTGTTCAGGTCATACGTATACTTCTCAATCAATGAATCGATCTCATCAAACACATTTATAAACGGCTCTGATTTATCAATGAGCTCCTTAAGCATGCCCTCGTCAATAAGCTCTTTTGCATAATCGACAGAGATAGAGCACTTGGACGAATAGGTAGCCTTTACAGAAGAATCATCATCGTCATTCTCCTTGTATGCAGAATTATACTCTGCAACATAAGACTTTTCGTCATCAGAGAGATTCATAACATCACCAAGTTCAAGTCCGAAGAACGGTTCAATCACTTCTAATTTCTTTGTCATAGCAATCTGTTGTTTTAAATTACTGGGGCAGTAACGTATGAAGTGCGCATTTTGGTTGCAAAAATATTAAAAATTTATTTTTTTATAAATTTTTTCATAGTTTGTGAAACCAAAACGCTTAGTTAATACGTTACAGCCACGAGAGCTTCGGGGGAATATTATATTATATATAAACTATATTAGATTATATTAGCTAATATAATAACATGAGTCTAAGTAGAATAGTAGGACTAATATATATACATGAGTCTCATGATAATAAGTAAGACTATATATAATATAACATGAGTCTCCTTAGGAAAGTAAGACTATATAATATTACTTCTTACGTCCCTACATAGACTCATGAGACTAATTAGATTATATTAGATAACATGAATAAGTTTGAATTAAGTGCTATTTTGTATTATGCGGATTTCTTATCTATGTAGTAGAAATCAGTCCCTGTAACAGATACATGCAAATATTTCTATATACACATGATTCCTATGAATATTTCGTATATAGCTGGTGTTGATCCAATGTACGATAAACACAATCCTTATGTTGTACAAGCAACAGAGACATATAGAATATTAAAAAAATAGTTTGGAGAAGATGGAATTTTATCTTTTTTAGACAATATTTGCAACCTAGGAGTCTCAGGATGCGTTACAGGAGAGTCTATGTTAAAACATATACATCGAGATAGTGATAGATACATACGAAGCAAAGCATATAGAAAATACAACGAGTTTAAATAGAATCAATCATATCACTATGTCACACAAGGAGAACACGGACCAGAAACAAAAGAGTGCACAAAATATGTAGCGCACGTCTAGGCTAAAATCAACAGCAACAGATCCTGAATATGTAAAATCTGTTGATCGTATGATACAGGCATAGAAGAAGTTATTAAGAATATATAACAACGTTGATTATGAAGATGATTAAACCACATGTTGAATTACTTACTCAGCAGTACGACAAACTTGGAATATTCGAAATGGTTGAGCTTGCTGGTAGAACTTCGTACAAATCAGAGAAGAATATGTCTTTTGATGAGAATGGGCGTTCTACAACAGCTGAGGCATTTACTAATAAACTTATATCGTACAACCATGGTGCCGCATTAGAGCATGCTACGATCTATTTGACAATACCTAAAACCGAGAAGTTGTACAAAGGGATGGTTAAGATGTATCAACAAAACAAGTATTCTAGAGTTATCGAGTTTGATGGAAATGCATACATAACAACAAACTATCGAGTGATTATCGAGAATGGTTGGACTTACGATCTCAAATATCTCACAGAGCCTCATAAGCTTCACGTAAAGCGTTATTCATTCAGGATTACGTGCAACAGGATTAACTCTCAATCATTCATGAGACATAGAGTATTTTCATTCCTGCAAGAAAGTACAAGGTATGTTACGTATAACGGAGATCTTGAATATATCTATCCGTCTGACTGGAATACGTATGATGCTGAAACAAAGAAGCTGTTTAAAGATCATATAACAGCATCTGAATCCGTATATAAGACCTTGTTATCTAAAGGTTTGAAAGCTGAACGAGCTAGAGATCTTCTCCCTTGTGGAATTAAGACTGAGTTTGTTATGACAGGATTCATAGATGATTGGGATAAAATGTTAAAGTTAAGATTAGCTAAAGGAGCTCATCCAGATGCTCAACTAATAGCACATCAAATATCAGATATACTAAACGATGTTATACAGGATTGATAGTTTTTATGCAGATAAGATAACGATGACACCAACCATTCCTATCAATGGTCTCACCGATAATGGTCATGAAGATAACAAAACTCCTAGATTATGCTTCAGTGACTCGTTGATAGGATGTTTGGCTGCGCAAGACACACTTCGCTTTAATTATTCATACGTAGTATATGTGCCAGTTAATTAGAAGATAAAGGTTCATAAACCTACGAAAAAACAATGTCCAGATGCTCATATAACAGGCGAGGTTTGGTACACTGGTAAACCAATAGAGTTAGTGCCAATAGGTAAGTTATATACATCAGATAACCTGTTTGAGGTTGGCAAATATCCAGTTGCAGATAAAAATAAAAAGAAAAAGAAAAAAATGATATCATCATATGCGTGCGAATATGCGTTTGTACCATTGAAAACATCTAAAAATAAAAATCATGGATAATATAGAACATACAAATAACATTGATGTAAATACTTCGTTGTCTAAACAGCTTATGTATATAGCATTTGCATCAATTATATCAGCTGATAATGATAAGCTTGATGAAGATACGAAACAAGCTATTATTGCTAAATATGAGGCTGAAACAAAAGATGAGCCATCTGTGTTGGATTGGGATAAGATCTTAGACCCAGTTAAAGATGATGAGTTACGAAACAAATATATCGAACTGTTAAAAGCGACTGAGGTATGATAGGATCACATGATAGTTATACGTTCCATAAAGCTACTAAGGGTATATACAATAAGTCTTTAGTTCGTAGAACATGGAAAGCTCAAAATATGAGCTTGGATGAACAGTATGAGCATGGAGTTCGTATGTTTGATGTACGTGTTTGTAGAGGCGGATGGAGATGGAGAGTGTGTCATGGAGCGGCTGAGTTCAATGAAACATTTGCAACAATATCATCAATATGCCACTTCTTTGAGTTACGATATCCAGATGCTATCTATCGTATATGGCTCGAAAAAGGATCAAAAGATGTCGAGAGAAGGTTTATTGCAGAAAGCACAAGCCAACTCTGTTCATTATGTGATTTATACCATAATCTATGGAGAGTTGGAATAAAATCGTACAAAGAATGGACGAATGGTATTTGTAACAACAATGATAGTTTATACAACAGAGGTTATCTATTCGCTAAGGATGCTCCTTGGAGTGGTAATTGTCACGAGTTACACGGTACAATGTCTTTCAAGAATTACTTCAAAGGATCTCTTGAGTCTCAAGCTAAAAAGTACAACAGAAAGATTATGAGTACTGTTCCAAAAGATCAGATATACGGAAAAGAACATCTTTATCTGATTGATTTCATAGATCAATTGCGTTGCAATTGAGATCAATTACATTGCAATTGAGATCAAATACATACTTAAACAAATTTATTCAGAGCCTGCGTTAAGTAGGCTCTTTTTTTATTATGCCTGAAATAAGACAAACAAATAAAGTAATGAAGGTTGGTAATTAGTGGTTGCCAGCTTTCTTAAACAGTGTCAAGGGATCTCCAACATATACGTATATGAATGATTCAGGTCAGTGGGCTGATGCATCTGGTAATACGTACAACGTTGAATATCCATTAGATGAAGTAACTGTTAAATACGATCCTAAAACAGGTGGGTAGATCAATAAAGCCGCACCAGATTATTGAAGACAATATGGTCAGCGTAGAATGCAATAGACTGCTGGAAATGTTGATAAGGTTATAATGGGTACTGTTGGAGCTGCTACAGCACCGCTATGGCTACCTGAGATATACGGAGCCGGGTTGGTACTTGGTGGTAATCCAGCTGTGCAATAGTTTACAAATCAGGTATTGTACGGATTAGGTGCTGATGCAGCATTGAAAGCAACAACAGGTTATGATTATTCAGAAGCAGGTCAGAGATTGTTTAGTAATCCTCTATAGAGAATTGGGTTGAGTGAGAACACAGCTGATTATACAAGTCAACTCATTGGTAATGCATTGAACCCTGGATATTATGTCCCTGCGATGAATTATTTAAAGCCATGGTTATTTAAACGTAGCACTCCGGTTCATGATATGGACTAGTTGATGAGTGTACAGACGCTTCCAGAACTAAAGCCTCTTAACAATTTAGATTCTATACTACATCCTGCGGTTGTTGGTGTCGGTTCTGAGGCCGGTCGGGTTGGATTTCTTATTTTATATTTGTTCAAAAATAATAAAATTTTTATTTCATATGTATTTAAACGAGAATAAAAATTTTTATATTATACATGTTTAAATGAGGAAGTTTAAATGAGGAAGTCTCCCATAGCGCCCCCCC